TAAAGTTTGTCCCTTCGGAATGATTGTTTGTATAATCGTCGTAGTTATCTACCTTGAGGGCAGTTGTTGAAGCAATTCCAACACCAGCATTTGCGTTGTTTAGTGATGAACCACTAGTTCTAACAACTTTCAAAACCCCACCATATGAAAGATATGATGAAGCACTCATCCAGTACTCATATTGAGCATCTGTTGAAAGAGGCTTACCGAATACGTTGATGAGATCTTGTTCGGTTGTGATATCAATTGGGTAATCAACAGGTCCGATTGGAAATGGTCCAGCAATCGCACCGATATTATCTAAAACATTATCAGCTCTTCCTACAGTTAAGTCAACCTCTCTGACGAGTACGCCTGGAGATAATTGAGGAGTCGCCATGTTTTTCTCCGTAAAATTCTCAGTTTATCTAAAAAATATTTATTAAAAACTCACTTTTCACGGGGGAAACGTGACGTGAATATCTACCAATCAGGATATTCCCACTTATCAAAAACGGATGAGGTTATCCTACTGGTAACTATTCTTTTTATAGTACATTCTTTGCATTCGTAAGAATATGAAGATGCTACTGGACCTCTGTCTTTACGGGTTTGATAAAACCCATCTATTAAATTTTTCATTTCTCCACATACTCTACATTTTCTATCAACAAGCAATAAATGGCCTAATCTTATTTGCTTATCAAGTTCCATTAAGAAAGATACTCCCACATATATGCTCTATCACCATATTCATCAGTAAACCAACGATCTCCATCGACATCTACAAAACTTGATTCATCAAGTCCATCCGAAATAAATCCAAACGGAGACATATCTTGTTCAATCTGATTCTTCTGCTCCTCATATAATCTTTTTCTTACATCCTGATCAGTAAGTTCTTTAAAGTAATCTTGTGCAACTAACCACGCATAGATTACAAGGCACATTGCCAAGTCGTCATTACAACCTTCCTCTGCTTCAAATGAATTATGTTTTTGAATAAAAGTTGTAAGTTCACTAATAATTTCGTAGTCATTAATAAGTAACTTACTTTCTTCAATCATTGTCTTAAGATTAAGACATCCAACCTTCTTCACGGTTTTGGACATCTTAACTCCTAACTGAGTTTTCTTACCCGAAAACCCTTGACCAACAATTTGACCAGCCCTTCCTCTCATTGAACACATCAAGAGATTATTGTATTCAAGATCATATTGAAGAATACTTGCTACTTGATCTCCAACATCATTCACTTCGCATAAAATATAAGCACCATTATATGCAGTTGCTGTTTCGTGAATTATGCTCGGGAAAAGCATAGGTTTAATTTCATTGTTTCGATATTTTGAGACAACTTTGTGTGGAAACTGGGTAATATCAACAACAGTAAATGCTGAGTAATCATTCCCTACACCCCTAGCAACGTCCACAGTAATGAGGTAATCATGATTATCAACTGGATCTTCATATACATCCAAACCCGCGCTGCGGGTCTTTGGGGCATCGTATACGAGGGTTCTGAGTTTACTTGGGGCAATTAGAGTATCAACCGATCCTAAGAATTCGCATTCAAATTCAACCTTGAACTGTTGTTCCGAAGTGTTTGCGATTGTTTGTTTTTTCCATTCTTCATCACGCCCAGGAACTTCACTCCAATGAACATCGGTAAAGACATATTCATTTTTACCTTTTTCCGCATCATGCCACATACGGTAGAAATGGTTCATACCGTGTGGCGTGGAAACTATGATGACTTTTGTTTGTTTACCAGAAGTAATAGTAGGATAAACAGATGCAAAGAAGGAATCTGCGATATGGTTCGGAACGAAAGCAAATTCATCGAGGAAGAGGATATTAAAAGACATACCTCGGACAGCACTCGCAGATGTAGAAGCTGCCAATATCTTACTGCCATTTTCTAACTCCAGAGATCCTTTATTCCAAGCAATAATACCTTGTTGCATCCACTTTGGTAGATTTTCATATGCAGTTTGTAATCTATCAAGCAATTCTCTTGCAGTTGCTGCTTTGTTTGCAAGAATACCAATGTTTACGTTATCATTAAAAACTGCATAATGCAAAAGAAAAGATACCACAGTCGTAGACTTACCAGTCTGTCGTGGCATCTTACAGATATTAAATCTATGATTGTGGAAGTTGTTAATTAACTTCTCCTGAAAATGATATGGTTTAAATGTTTGTAGACCGTGATCCAAAGTAACAATCTTTACATAATTATTTGCAAAGTAAACAGGATCATCTTTACACTTTACAAATTCAAGAATTTGCTCTTGTGTAAATTCAATTGGTGTATTTGCTTTTTTTAAAAGCGGATTACCAAGATAAACATCACTCATAATAAAACCTACTTATTAATTACAGTTCCAACGACGAAGGGCTTTGTTGATTCTAGAATCGGGATCTCTTGCAGTTTCTGCAGAAGTTAGTCTTTTCTTCATACCACTCATTCTAGAGCAGAAAGACTTACGACGGGCAGCTCTCTTTCCCTCTGGATTCTTTTCAGTCACTGCAGTTTGAAGTTTTGAACCTGGGTTCTCACGACGATAAGCGTTTACAGCTTTCTGACTGAGACCATCAGTTTTATCTTTGCGATTTACTGATTGCCAATCTTCTTTAAATTCATCATATTTCACTTCTTCGCCATATGGTTTTACATATTTTTTTGATGGACCTGGGCTTGCCATTGAACCACCTTGATAACCAATTCTAATTAATGGTTGACCTGGTTTAACTTCGGAAACAGAATGATAAATTACTTTTGCTCCAGGATAAACTTTATTAATTTCATCAGAAATTTCATTTCTAGTTGGTAATTTTGTTTGAGGAAAAAACATCTGAATGCTTTGGTATTTTCCTCTCCAAGAAACAGTTATTGAAATTATATTGCCAGTCTCCGCTTGTAAACGAGTTGCCTCATCTACTTGAGACTTAAATCCTTTAATTGGTTCTGGTTGAATTAAATCTACAACTTCAGCAAAAGTATTACCATCTGCATCTTCAATAGTTACATCTTCCGCTTTTACACAACGATTGTATTTTTTTCCAAATAAAGTTTGAGATCCTTTTTTCTTATAACCTGGCCAACACTTCATTTCTTCCATTTCGCCACTATCAATATAATCAGCAGCAGTATCAATATAATCTGCTGCTTTTGTAATTTTTGATTGAACCCACGCTTCAAGATCTCCTTCACCTTTTCCTACTTTCTTTTCAAGTCGTTTAACTGCATTTGCAATTGTTGAAAGTTCAGATCTTGCCATTGAATATTCGTGATCTTTTACGGAAACTTTATCCCATGCCTTTCCACCATAAGAACATTCAGATCTTGTTTCTCTTTTATCGCATAGTGGACAATATCTTTGCTCCTCCACTGCCTCTGATTTGTTACCCCAGTTATCTGCACCAACTTTGCGACACTTTACAAGTGCTCCAGAAGCATATGCTGAAGGCCAAACACTATAACGTGATTTAACCTTGTGATAACAAGCATCTTTAGTGCCACTACCTTTACTTGGTTTATCTTTTGCTTCTTGCACTTCCATTTCTTCTTTCATTTTCTCTCTAGGTGAATCTGTAGAAACATAAGTTGGTTTTGCAGCGCCTGTTTTTTGTTGTTGACCTGGATCTGCTGCTTTTTTTCTTCTTGCTGCAGAAAGTCTTTCTGCTTTAGTCATACTTGCTCTTTTTGAAGAAGAAACGCATTTGGGAACTCCTTCACCTGGTTCATCACTTGCACAAGTTCCTCCAGTTACAACATTAACCCAACCAGACTTTCCTTCTTTTGATTTGGATTTTCCAAACCAATCACGAAGACCTTCTTCAGTAACATCTGTAAATTTTTTATGTTCTTTTTTAGCAGATGCTTCCATTTTTTTTAAACGAGTATAGTAATCTGGTATTTCATCTAAATGTTGGAGAGCAATGTCTTTAGCAAGATCATGATCTTTAGTATGTTCATGCTCAATTGGTTCGCCCATATCAAGTTGCTTTTGTATGAAAGAAACATCGAGGCGATGCTTCTTTGCAATTTGCTCAACTGTTTTATGTGATTTGATTTTGGGCATTATTCAACTGGTCTTGATTTAGTCTGTTCACCTTTTGCTCTTTTTTTTCTTCCGGCACAATGAGCGCGTTGAGAAAATCCTCTTGGATTTGAGCAATCAATACTCTTTTTATATTTATTAGTCCACTCTTCTTGAAACTGTTTAAATGTTTTCATCTTGAGTTTGTTGTTTTAGTAATTTTGCTAATTCTGCAGTAGACCCAACAAATAAAGCATTATTAACCGTGGTTGGACCCTTACTACCTTTTTCCTCTTCAATATCTTTTAATTTTTTCTGAAGATCCATCAACTTATCGGTTGCATCTGCCACATTTTTGATAAGTTGACCTGCAACTTCATAGGCTCTAGGCATTTCACTTTCTTGAGCAAGTTCAAGAATTCCATTAATTGCTTCTTGTCCCTTTTCAATTAAAGAATATAAATTTCCCCTAGTGTATTCATAATCTTTTTTTACATCATCTACAGTTGTTGCAATTTTTTCTACTTTTTCAATGGAAGTATCGACATCCGCAGAAACAATTTCTCCAGATATATTAAATGTATTATTTAATTCATCAAATTTTTTTGTCATTTTCATGATGTCGAACCACTAAATCCAAAATCATCTCCTTCCTCAATGAGAGCATTATCTGCAGTTGTAATAGATTTAACAGCAGCACCAGCTAAGTGAGATGTGATAGTTGTACTATCCCTACCTCTATCTACTGTAATTGTATTGCCATTTTTTAATCTAACATAAACTTCTTCACCCTCAATATCCAAATAAGTATTAACTGAAATTGAAGAAGCATTGTTTAATTCTATTAAAATATCCTCTGTGGTAATATCTTTTGCAAGATTTGTGAGAACAATACCGGTGTAGTTTTTGATTGCTCTTGGTTCTGAGGAATATACAACTTCTCTGGTTGGTACTGTTGTAGAATCTCCAGTAATATAACTGACAGTTGTCTTTTTGATAATATCTTTGGTTGCTGTTTGTGAAGGTCCAAATAGATATGTTTTTGCAGTAAATCTTAGTGTATAAATTAAAACTCTTCTTGTGGTAAAATTTCCTTCATAATCATCTTGGAAAGTTACATTTTCTAAAACTACAGGAATATCTCTTTTTTCATTAATTGCATCTACAAGTTCTACTGTAAGATTGTATGATGGTTGAAAGTATGGTAAAATTTGTTCAACAATTTGTAGAGCATCATCATTTAATTTTGACATAATAGACAGTTCAAACTGCATATTGTATGGAACTGGCATATATGTTTTTTTGATCGCCGTGCCATCAGATGCCAACCCAGCGGTAAATGTTTGAGTTGTTGTTACTTTTCTAGATGCATCATATGTCAATCCAGTAAATTCAAATGACATTCTTGGTAATGTGATTTGAATAGGTTTATTCAAATCTGGTGACTGCTCAAGTCTTGCCAAAAACTTTTGTGTTGGACCATACGCTAATGGCACCTTAATGACATCTATAACTTGATTGGAGTTGTCTGTATGTTTAATGTTAATATCATTAAACAGAGATCCAAAAGCTATGACTGTCTTTCTTAAAATTTCGTTATAAAAATATTCAAACATTTGATTGGTTCCTGATGATACTATTTAATCAAATAATAAATTATATTTATGGCATTCCAAAAGGATTGCTTTCAGTAAAGTCAATAATATTATCCGCTTCATTTTCTATGTCTAAATTATCAGCGTATGCATCTTTAGTATCATATTCATTGAGAGAAGACAGAACGTAAGACGCAGATGATGCAGATCCAACAATATTCTCACCTCTAGTAAATGTCCCAGTTACATTTGAAACTTCTAAAATACTAGTAATGGAATTCCAAGATCTCACTCTTGCAGTTACTCCGCTAATACTTCCAGTTATTATCTCATTGTATTGATAAGTTCCAACGCCAACAAAAGATGGTGCTGATATGGTTATTGTTGGTGTCGAAGCATATCCTAGTCCGGAGTTAATGATTCTTATTGCAGTAATTGTTCCTGCAGTACTTACAACTGCAGTGGCAGCTGCAGAAACAGTCGCTGCACCAGTAAATGTAATTGTTGGTGGGGCAGTGTAACCAGCACCAGCATTAGTCACTGTTATTGGTCCAATCAATCCATCACCAATTATTGCTGTAGCAGCTGCACCAGATCCTCCTCCACCAATAAAACGAACTCCTGGTGCTACTGTGTAACCAGATCCTGGATTTACTAGATAAACACTTTGAACAGATTTGTTTTGTGGATTTACATTGTCATTACATACTACAACACCACCAACCATTACAGCAGTTGCAACACCAGTCGTTCCGCCAGAGGGAGCAGATGATATTCCAACTGTAGGAATACTAGAATATCCACCACCTCTATTAGTAAGTGTAATATACCTAATAGCACCATTTGCTAGTGTTGTGGTTGCAGTTGCCGTTGTGCCAGCCCCGATCATTGTGAGTATTTGTGTCACAGCAACACCACCACCAATACCACCGGTGGTGTCTCCACCTCCAACTATAGTATCATCAATTTCATCAATATTAGTATCAATAACTTCATCCTCATATCTAAAGAGTTCGCATTTTAGGGTGTAGACATAAGTTTTTTGTAGTTGATAGAATGGTTGCTCGTGTTCTACAAATTTTACTTCAAACAACCTATCGCCTAAAGGAAAATAAACTAAATCACCTTCTCTTGGTCTAGTTCCTAGTTTAATATTTGGTTTATTCTTAATAAGAGGAACAATATAATTTTCAAATCTCTCCTTTGAAATTGTAATAGTTAATTCATTTAACGCTTGAATTCCAAATTTGGAAAGTAAAACGTTATTGTCTCCATATCCTTCATAGTTTTCAATATATGCCTCTAAAGGATACGCATCATCAAAAGAAGATTCTATAACCTCTCTTAAAACTGTTTTTTCAGTTAAATATTTTCTGGGTAAATAATGAACATCAACTCCGTACATACGAAGTTGTTCATTAATCAGATCTTGTATTAAACCTTGCTCTCCAGCAGACCCTTGTAAAAAGAATGGGTTAAGCATATGATCATCCTATCATATCGAATGGTGGAAGCTCGTAAGTATTTGACATCTTTTCCATTAAGATATCAATTTCTCTCTGAGCATCATCGTACATTTGTCTACCATTCAGTTCAACTCCACCTGGCAATTTAACACCAGTAAATTTCATCATATTTTGACCCCATTGACGTTTAATCAATGAAGTAAGATACGGTTTTAAGAAAGAATCATTCCAAACTCTTGGATAATCATTGGGATTTAGTGTTGCATAACAATCAATGATAATATATTGTCCCGCATTGACTGATCCCCAATCAATATCTAAGTAAAGTCTATCTTGTCTCTTATTAAAACGAATCTGTTTTTGTGTAGTTAATAAGAAATCAAGATCTTCTAAGTATGTCTTCACCATCGCATAACTTAAAAGTTCTGTAGCGCCCCAATAGTAAATATCATTTAAAAATAATTGATATTTAACACTAAACATATTATGAGTAATAGTATTTGACCCATCAAATAAGAATAGTTTAGTAACACCAATTACGTTTGGTGGAACTTGAAGATAATTACTATTCTCTTCATAAGTAAAAGTAGTTGCTGTTCCTACAATATTTGCTGTCGCAGAAGTAGTTGCTATCCCTACTGTAGTATTATTTCCTCTAGATCTTCCTCTATCAATATCATCTTGAGTTATTTGGTACTTATAAAACGCTGGATATACTCCATCAAAATGCCTTTCTTGGAAAAATTGTATTGCATCATCAACTAAATCATCAATTTGCTCATCTGCAACGTTGATTTCCAAAACTGGCGCTCCCAGTTTTCTCTTGCAGTAATC